AGGTGCAATCCTGGATTTTCTTCTTTTGGCGGTAATTCTTTTAAACTAGTGCTTTTACCATCACTCATACCAAAATTTCTATAGTATTCAAAACTACTTACAGGCATTTTAAATTGTCTACCTGCACTATCAAAATAAATACCACCATAATTTCTAGCTATTTCTAATTTATCTCCAAAATCTAAATCTTGGTAATTTTCATTTTCGGATAAAATAAAATTGTCTGCTAATAATTCATCTCCTGGACCAGGTGCTGGTGTTGGTTCAGGTGCTGGTGTAGGAGCTGTATCATCAGGTGGAGCTTCTATAATTGAATCTTCAGGTGGAGGAGCTGGTGTTGGTGAAGGTGCTGGAGCAGGTGCTGGTGTTGGTGCAGGTGTTGGTGCTGGTGCAGGCGTTGGTGCTGGAGCTGGAGCAGGTGTTTGATCGCTTGGCGGTGGCGGTGGTGGTGGTGGTGTAAACATTGCTCCTGCGTTAGCAACTGGTCCTACACTAAAAGGTAAATTAGGATTGATAGAACCAGCAGAAACGCCATAAAAATTTTGATAACTTTGTTGTTGTGTTGGAGCAAAAGGCTCTGCCACTAAAGGATTAATTTGAAAAGTTCTTCCGTAGCCATATGGATTATCACCTTGATAACCTATTGTATCTCCTTCAAAAAAGGATAATGCACTACCTAATTCACTAGCAGATGGATTTACATTACCAAAATATTGTAGCTCTGGACTAAATCCTGGCATAAAACCTATAGGTATATTAGCTTGAAATCTTTGTGTTGCTGTAACATTATCAGTGTCAGGTCCTTCTGCTCCTTCTCCTCCTTCTCCACTACCATTTACATTGCCACCTTCTTGAAAAGTAAGACCTCCAGAATTTCCAAATAAAACAGGTTGCACTTCAGGAAATTGCTGTTGCAATCTTTTAGTTCTTTCTTCTTCTGATTCTAAACCTGCTAAATATGCTTGAAGAGCCTCTTGCGATTCTATAATACCTCTACCACCTGCACCCACAGCTGCTGGTATATATACACTTGGTCTAGAGGCAGATTCTGCTAATCTACCAGTTACATCAAATACATTTGGATCTCTACTTATAATCTCTCCTGTAGTAGGATTTATTTCAGGAACTGGTGCATTAATATTTGCAAATATATTCTTGCTTACTTCTCCTGAAGGTTGGAATTGTACACCTGTAGCAGATAAATTATTTAAAGATTCTGCTGTATCTTGAAATGCTTTTCCAACTATTTGTCTTTTTTGTGGATCGGATAATTCTGTGCCTAACTCTGCTACTATGTCAGAACCTTCTCCTAATGCTGCTTGTGCAGCTTCTGAACCAGCTTCTGCAAATTTCATACTTGCCTGAGCACTTTCTCCAGCACCTCTTAAAAATTGACCAAAAGCAAATCCACTTAAACCTGCTAAAACTCCTTTTTCAACATCCTTTTCTACTATTGCTGTAGTTGCTCCTGAAGCCACAGCACTTCCTACTGGACCGCCAAATATACCTCCTACAAAACTTGCTATAGCTGGAAGTAAATCTTTTGCTTTAAAAGCCTCTGGTAGCCCTGTAATAGGGTTATAACTTAATGCTCCTAATTGTGCTAATCCTGATAATTCTTGTGGATTAACGTGCATTAACATATTATCTCCAAAACGACCTTGCTCTGCTATATTTTGTATATCTGATTGCATATTAGTTAAACCACCCATTTGAAAACTTTCTTTTTCTATATTTTTTTGTTTTCTTAATACTTTTAATAATTCTTTCATAGCGTCTACTCTAGACTTATTTATAATACGTGGTGCTCCTATATCTTCATCTAATAAACTTCCAAAATTCCCTAATGGTCCAACTAAAGCTCTTTTTATAGGTTTATTATCATCATCAAAATAAAAATTTCTTATTCTATCTTCATTAGACATAGCTATCCTAGTTCCTACTGCAGTTATTGGTGGTGCTATAGGTAAGTTTTTTTCTCGTATAGGGTATCTTTCTAAAAATTCTTTATCTGAAACTATAAAAGGTTTAGATTTATAGGGTGGTAGTGCACTTCTAGATTCTTTTGCCTCTTTTTCTTTGGCAAAAACATAATCTATACGTTCTTCTAAGTCTGATATAACAGTATCTATATCATCTGTATTTTTGTAATATCCTGCTATATTAAAAAGCTGTTCTATATTTTTATCTTTCATTATCTTTCCTCAGTTGTTTCACAACCAAATACATTAAAACTCATATCGACAGCACTAGTATGCACTTTCAAAACATCTGCTTGATTTAGTGTCATACCTATCACTATAGCGAATGAATCATTTGCTGCTACTGATTTATCATAAAAAACAAATTGTTTATCATCAGCTCCAGCTCCTGCTACATGAACACTTAATCTAAATGTTATAGCAGAGCCTGTTCTATTAGCAGCAACAATAGAACTTATTGTTGTCTGTGTTTTATCTGGCACTGTATAGAGAGTTGTAGTGGTTGTAGCAGCAGGATCAAGTTGTGCTAAAACTTTTAAACTATCAGCCATGTTTTGCTCCCATTAGTAAAAATTGATGTCTTCGTATAGCTTTAGAAGTTATCGGATCTTGTGCTTTTTTTACTAGTCCTACCTCACTATTTATATCTTGAAATCCCTGTTCTATAGTTCTTCTATTTATAGATTCATTTAATTCATCATATTCTTGTGTAGCTATAGGTAAAGGTATATTAGTTTTTTCAGCCATTATTTTCTACCATCAGTTCTTAAATCTAATCTTATATCACCTAATCTCCATCCAAAAGAATTAGATGTATTTTCTATTCTAACAGCACTTTGTCTACTTCTAGCTCTTGTATTAGCAAATTTAGTAGTAGGATTTACTGAAATAGTTTGTAAACTAGATAAACTTTCTAAAGGAAAATTTCTACCTTTTATAGTCACACTAACTGTACTGCCATCATCACTATTTCCTCTATATTGCAAATCAGGTATTAATCTAGATATAAACATAAATCTTTCTCCATCTGGATCTAAATCAAAATCAGAAGATTCTATAAAAGCTGTAAAATTAGAACCATCAGCACTATGCCCAAATTCATGATTATATAAATAATTATCATCAGTATTATCTAACTTACTAGCTGCTAAAGGATATTGTTCAGAATATGCTGGATTCCAAGCTGTTCTTGTAAAACCATCATTAGTAGTTCCTATACTCCAAGATTTTTCTAAATAGTTATAAATAACGTATCTGTTTACTTCTGAAGAGTTAGCACTAGGATAAAACCATATAATCTCATTATGTTCTGGTATAGGTGCTCCAAAGACTTTGTAAGACTGATCTAAATTAAAATCACTAAATATATGATCTAATACTGTACATGGCAATTTTTGAGCTGATCCTCCATAAATATAAAAAGCTCCATTATCCATAAAAAAAACAGCTCCACCTACAGAAACTGCAGCATTTGGCGATATTAACGACATACCATTTGCTACTTCATTAAATGTAAAAGTAAATGGTGCACCTACAAATCTCATAGATGTTATACCTGAATCAGTCCAAATTAATATTTCTTGTCTAGTTTTTATAGCACCAACTATATAACTACCTGAAGATAACTGTACACCACCTGCTGAGTTTGTTGCAGTGGGTGTCCAATCAACAGCATTTTCTCTATCAGAAAATCTAACTAGCAATGGATCTATTGTAGATGATCCTATAGGATTACAACCAAATGCTATAACGTGCCTATCTATATCTGACATCATTACTTGTAATACTGCTGTTGGCGTATTGCTTGCTCCTGCTCTACTACTAGCTGCAACTGCTCTTGTGTTTAAACCTGAAGATTCATCCCAATAATATAATGGTCCACCTCTAGGACAAGCTATAATATCATCACCAAAATTATCTATACTCCATAATCTTAGTTGATTTGTATAACTTAATGATGTAGCTGAACCCCAAGCAGGACCACCCCATGTAGAAGCACCCCAACCTGTAGATTTTACATAACTATCTAAACCACTATTAATTTGATAAACAGCAACTGTGCTAGAGCCACCATTACCACTATCAGATGAATTAGCTAAAACTTCACTACCAGTAGTATCTTTAGCATTTATTTGAAATGTATTTACAGTTAAAATTCTAGTTATTTCATATTCTTGATTTAAAACTGTTGCTGTTATATTGCCACCTAAACTTGCAGCACTACTAAAAGTAACACTATCACCTGCAGTAGCTCCGTGACCATTTTCAGTTACTGTTATTAAACTAGAATCATCAGCTACTTTTGCAAAAGTTGGATCACCTGCAGAAGTTGTTAATCTTATAGGTGTAATATCATGAAAAGTTGTACCTTGTTGAGCATACAACTTTTTATGTGTACCTAAAATATTATAGTAATCTTGATCTATTGTATTGTAGACATGAATTTTTCTAGCAGTTCCTCTATAAGAATTACTTGCTTGTTTTTCCCAACCACCTATTCTTTCAGGTCTACCTTTTCTAAATCTTACTTTATCTGCGTCAAACCAACCACCTTCATTAGAATAGTTAGTGCCTTCTTTATTTATGCCAGGTTGAAATACAAATTTTCTTAAAGCCATAATTACACCTCATGCCATTTTTTACCTTGAAATAAAAGTGCTTCTGCTTCTCTACGTCTTACTAATCCTTGCAAAACTTCTCCGTTTGCTTTATTCCATCTTTTAATTTCTCTTGGTACTTCATCATACTCACCAGCATTTAATACTTTTAATAAAGTAGATTGTTTTAAACTATTTGGTCCTAAGTTATAAACCCAGGCTACGAGGGCGTCAAATTGACTTTGTGATAAGGAAGCTTGTACGTAGTCATTTATATAGCCCTCGTATTCTTCTAGCTCTATATCAAGCATATGTTCTGCGTGTGATTGTGACCATTCATCATCTTCTTTTACACCTTTAACATGACCATAACCGATTGTTAATTTTCCTGCTGGACATCTATATGCTTTTAATTCACAGCCTTCAAATTTTTTTATTAAAGCTTTACCCTCTTCTGAAATTTTCATATTGCTACTCATTTTCTATTTTAGGTTGAGTAGTTGTTACTGTTCTATAATAAACAACTACATCTTTTAGTTCAGTTATATATCTCTTTATCTCCTGCATATTATATGCCATTAACTCATAATCAGGTATTGTCATAGCTAGAAAAACTAATTCACCTTCTTGCTCTTCTATTATTGCAAATTGTTCTTCAAAATTTTCAGGAGTAATTGTTAGCCATTTGACTTCTCTTAAATCTATCTCTCTAGGCATGACAGGTTGTATTATCTTTCTGTCTATAGGCTTTGTTTGTACTTCTATATTTTTAGTTGGAAGGAGACTGCAACTGCAAGCCATCATCAAGACTATCAACAGTACCACTGAGTTTTTCAATATCTTCCATAATGTGTTTAGTTCCATTATTTATCTTCCTTTGCATTTCTATTGGATCTTCTAAAATCTTAGCAGTAAGTTTATAGTTTCTTATAAACTCTGAGTATCTATTCAACTCTCTTTCTGCTGCTTGATTTTTTAAAGTCATTTCTAATAATGAATTAGATTGTAATTCAAAATCAGCTTGTAAAGATTTTATAGTTTCTTTTTGTTCTGCTATAGCATTTTCTAGTTTTAAATTATTATCTTTCAAAACTGTGTTCTCATTCCAAATGTAATAACACAAACCTGAAAGTGATAGTATTATTGCAA